CTGCTTGATCTATCGCCGTTGGATAAGGATCCATTACTCTTATCAACTGACCAGCCGGAGTTGAAGGCATAATATTGTAATATATCAGAGTTGGTTTACTTAAAAACTCTTTTATCGTATTTCTACGTTGTCTCTGAGGTACAGGTATCATGCTTCCATCTCCTATAACAAACTTATCAGGTGACGAATACAAGGATCCATAGGGATTGGGTTTCAACTCCAGTCCCTGTGATGCCTCACTTTGATTTGGTGAAGCATTATCTGTTGGCCCAGGAATAGATCCTGAAGTAGATCCAGACATCAGCGAATTTACCATTGTCATACCTGCGAACATAAATGTCCCGGCATTATACAAATCTCTCGCGCTTGGTCCCCATCCCGAAGATTGAGCCTCAAAGGCTTCTTTTATCGGACCGGCTACTTCAGGTTCTCTAAACCTCGCATATACCTGCAATGTTACCACACTTTGAGCAGTGGATTGTATTGCACGCACTGGATGCGTTGGCCAAAATAGCCTCACCAGATTTACTTCATCTATTGGACCATAACTTCCAAAATCATGTGATGGCAAATCCAACCAAGAGTCATAAGACAACCAATTGGATACCATCGTCACATCTTGTTGTAAAGAAAAGTCTAATAGAACGGTATCATCATGCGATGCAAGCATATAGGTTTCATTATTATCCCATCCAGGATGTCTTTTAGGCAAACAAGTTAATCCCATCCATCCATACACCATTGGTACTGTTGTATATTGGATTCGAAATTCAAGTGCCTTAAAACGAAAATATCTAAAGGTTTGTAACACACCCTTAAACATTTTATCGTTTATAACATCTGTAAAATGAAACATTTTTGTCCCAAACTGAGTCGTTAAACCCAGTGATTGGGAACCTATTGCTCGCCACCTAGATAATATCTGAGAGGCTGTTTGATTCTGGTAAGGATTTTGAACCGGGAAGCTTGGTACAATTTCGGGACTAACCGAAATTATCTCTTCTTCCTTGATTTCAAAAGTTACTAAACCAGAGTCGATTTCTGTTTTTGTTTGGGTTTCATTCCCAAGTTTTAATTCATTACCTGAATCAGCAGTGGACTTAAATCATACGCGTGGTGGCCCACCTACGACACGCGCGATATTATGCTCAATTCAATGAGGCGCAATTCTTCGGACTTGAACGGATCCTAGAAATATGGATTCCTCAAGGGGTATTACCATCAGAACTATAGCTTGTTCTCAAGCGCTTGCATTATGGAGCAAGTCAACCATGTTAATCTCTTTTTGTGGAAAGAGTAAACCCCCGAATATTTAGGAACTTCGGGCATACCTTTTAGTTAATAGAGTGCGTACGTTTATCCCTCCACTGAGGCCAACGGTTGTAAGCCGTTAGTCCAGCGGAAGAGATATTCATCGTAACTCTTTCCGGGCCAGGGTAAGCCTAACATTCTTACCCTTGCACGCATATGAGAAGTCTCCTTCTCAAAGCGCTCGGATCCATAATGAAACCACTCTTGACAAGCAGTTTCAACATTTATTAACCACTGTTCTTCGAGCGTTAACTTTATTCTCACTCCATCCACTATTTGTGTCTTTGGTTTTTTAATCCAATTTAACATACTATGAATGGATTCCTCTGATAGAGGCGCGAAAACAGCATTTCCTTGAAGACGAAATTTTCGGGCTAAGTAATCTATATCTGAAAATTCTAAAAATTTTTCAGTTATTTTCCCTTTTCCCGGCGTAGTATATTCAATTCCAAATACATCCATGTATATCTTTGCTAAGATAGACATGTCTAAATACTTGGAATACTTTCGTAATATCGACCACGCATTATCGTCTCCATAGAAAGCTCTCCGTAAAAACTCGCGAACAGAAAGACCGGCAAATACTGGATCTCTTTCCTTGTTTTGATGTTGTACTATAATAACTGCAACGTTAAATATTACAACAGAAACAAAGGAATTTAGAAATCCTGTAAGCCAGCCACCAGATGAATTAAAATAATCCATCCAGTAAACATTACGTCCAATAATGAGAATGGGACATAGCGAACTCTGACAAGCATATCTTATTGAATTATCTTCATATGATCCCTTGTCAAAATTATAAAACCTAGAACAGGCCTCTGCTAAAATCCACCCCCACCAGGCTCGTTCGGAAGTATCCATACCTGAAACATCTCCTGCTCCATGCACTGAATCATGCATTGACATCAGATTATTGTATATCAACTTCCAATCAAAACCATGAACGTTAGTTCCAATAGATACATCCGATTTATCTCGGTGATTCTTCATCTCAGTAACTAGTCCACCCATCCACATGATGGTCCAGACTAAATGAGATAAAGATCCCACACAAAATAATCGAGTCTTGCCCGCCAATACACGGTCAATAGTTCTAGGTTCGTCTTTTAAACAGCCTTCAACAACATTTTTTGGTTCGTTGCCAGACTTTACGATCCTACAAATATCAACTATTAATTTAACGAACAAGGGATGTACCCATTGCTTCCCATCTCTAATGCCCCACAATTGATCCCTGGATGTTACTCCAGGAATAAAACGTTTGACATCAGGACCTATTGACGAATCTTTTCTCAATCCTGTCCATGACGTTCCTGCTTTTCCAAACAGGACTTCCATCATAGTCCAAGGAACAATCTTCGTCAAATCCATTCCCTTAGGAAAGAACCCTTCAGTTAACAAATCAATGTCACTTAAAGTTGCTCCAGCCATCCAGTCAGGTAAAGGTCGTACATGGGCGTTATTCAACTTCTCCAATGCTAATTTAAGTGGTTCTACCGTCTCACCGGTTTCCCACGTCGTTACATCAAGAACTGCAGGTGCAGTCTTGATGGGACACATTGGTTCAGTATCTGTATCTCCTTGAGCAGGTGACGCAACATATTCGGTTTTACCCGGAATGAAAGCAGGCTTGTCTATAATTCCCATAAAGACAGTCTGTTTATCACATGTTTGCGGTTCTGCAGGAGAATCTACCATTTTAAGCCAGGCAGGGGCTTCAGCGCATTGAACACTAAAATTATCATCTGTAAAATCGGATTGAAAGATTGGACTACA